GATTGCTGTACTCCAGCATCTTCTTCCGATTTTGCTCGGGCAATCGTAAAACCAAAGAGGGAGAATTTATTTAATGATGCCATATTGTCTTATTCCAATTCAAAAAAACATAATGAGGAGAACCGAAGCTCTCCTCGTAAAATAGTATAAATTAACTTGTGGTATCTGATTCCCACCATTGATAGGCAAATGTTACGCCATATTCTTCAATGGTGTCGTTTGAACCCCAATCTAAATCGATTGCGGCTAAATCAACTGGGAATAAACCTACAAATTTGTAAGATTTTAATACATCGCCTGATTTACCGTATTGACTTACTGTTGCATCAACAGTATAACCAGATGGACCTGAAGCATTGGCTGATCTAAGGTTTCCTGTATGACTATTAATAGCGTTCATCCAAGATTCTAACGATTTACGAATTGTGAAACTCTCATCGTTAATAATCTGTAATGACCAATCAGTAAATGTACGGTTACCAGCAAACTTCAGTTCACGACCAAANTAATACAAAGGAACTGTACCAACTGTTGAACCAGGTAACTGTGCTGATTTTGCTAAAAACTGTACTTGCTGACCAGCAGCAGTACCATTTTCAGCAATGGTTGGAAAGGTGAGTGTAACTTGGAATAGATTGGGACGGGCTCCGTCACCAATCAGATTCGACCTAAATTCTGCTACGTTGAATGCCATTTTTTTCTCCTATTCGTTGAAGTATTTATTAGAACTGTCCAACGACTTCAGTAAATGCAACACCAGTTCTGACAGCAACAAAATTCAATTGAATAAAATTGATAGAACGAGCGGGCTTAATGTAAATATCACCAACAAATTGGTTGGAATCAACAACTTGTGGAGTGTTATTTGTAGAATCACATACTACTTTAAAGTCGGTAATACCACGGCGACCTTGAACATCTCTGAGGTATGGAGTTACTAATGCAACAAATTGTGCTTGTGTAAATGAATCGTTGAATTCAAACAATGCATACTGTGAAGCTTTAGCAATTGCTTTTTCCAGAACAATAAACAATCTACGAACATTAATACGATCAAAAGCAGAAGGTTTGGATTGTAGAGTTTTATCTCCAAACAATACAATACCTTGGCCAGGGAATGAAACAACTGGATTAATACCTAAAACATAAAGTTGATCACGATATGTTTTGTTTGGATTCCATGCCAATCTAACTGCATTTTTAATATTGCCACGGTTAAATCCAGCAGGAGACCACCAAGGATCACGAACTGAATCTGTGTTTACACACAAACCAGCAATATCACCATTTAATGGAACATACCGGTATACGTTGTTGTATTTGTCAAACATATACTTCCAACCAGAATCAGCAACAGCATAAGATGTTGAACGATTTAGTGATGTATTCCAAGTTTGAATATTGGAAGCTTCTGAACCATTTTGATTAATTACAGCAGAAGATGGAGGAGAAATAAAAGCCAAGCAATCTTTACGACCGATTGCTGTATCAATAGCTGTTTGTTGTACAGTAATACTAGAATTACCAGTAAGAATAAAAGAAATGTCTGTATCTTCTGTACTAGCAAATTTACTCATAGCAGTTATTGTATTTGCATCAACTGGAGTATCATCAACACCACCAGAAAGCGTAACTGTTTGTGGAGTGGTTGAAGTAGCAAATGCTGTATTAGCCATTATTTTACCCCAAGTTGCAACAGTATTATTATAATCAACAGGATCTACAGCATAAATGTACTGAGAATTGTTAAAAATGTAGTTTTTGTAATAATTTGAATTTCCGTTAGCGTCTGTGCCGTCATAGGCCTTTGACAAATATTGGAAAGTTTCTAATACGGCACCTTTAGTACCGGTGAATAAACCACCAGCATCAACAACAACAATGTGAATTTCGTCATTAGATGCTCCGGCTGTATTAGCGGCAACAGAAGTTCCTGGAAGTCCGTTAAACAATGTAGAAACACCAATATTATTAACATTCCAAGTAGCAAATGCTGCAGCACCGGCACCGGCATCAATTGTTGAAACAGCAATTGAGTTACCTAATGCACCAGCATAACGACCTATAAAGGCACCTAATTGATTACCATTAGATAAATTATTTAAATACAAATATTCAAAGTTTGCTTTATTAGCAACAACAACATTAGTATTTGTTGTATTAGCATCAGAATTTTTTGAATTTGGTCCAAGAGCACGAACAACTTTTAAGTTATTACCATATGCCAAGAAAGACGCAGCGGTAAAAAATGATTGATAGGTGTTACTATCCGGTTGACCAAATGTGTTTACTAAAGTAATTTCATCGGGAACTGTAATTCTTGTATATGCTGGACCCCATACAAAGTTTCCAGCTAAAGCACCGGCCGTAGTAAGTGTAGAAGGTACGACTGTTGTAAGGTCGACTTCCGAAACTGTTACGCCTGGAGAGATTGAAAACGCCATTTGTTATCTCCTTGAATATTGATTTATTTTGGCAATTATAATACCATTATCATATTTATGTAACGTCATATTTAGAGTTTTATCTCTGAATTTCTCGAAAATAAGCTGAATAGGTTTCTCGACCATCTGCTTTTTCCCAAACGTCATTGTCCCATACATCAAAAGGATGCTCTAGACCGTCATCCACCATAGGTGCTGGTGGTGTTAACTCATCAACCTGATTCATATTCTCAAGTTGAAGTTGTTTCCGTATATCGTGGTTAACAATCTCTTTGAAATACTTTTGAGTTGATATCCATCCAAACATCACCAAACCCATAACCATATCATCATTTGCATCAGCTTCAGCAGCAAATGAATTTTTGTTAGCCACAAAAGTGGTTAATTCAGATATGGTATCAAAGTCATTAATGATTAACTTATCACCTTCAACCAAGGTTTTCAGGTTAGAACAACCAATTCTTTTAACCTGAGGTGACATTTTAAGACCTAACTGTACACCTCTAGCAAAGCCGGCCGACAGTTGTTGTGGTTTCTTGTTACCTGTGAATACTTTCCAGAGGTTTTCATATTCCAAATCTTGGTGTAGAATATCAGCAACCTGTGGTGTGTTATTTATCTCAACTAAAACATAAGCATTATTATATAGAACTGCCGCATTAAAGATTTCGGTGGGGAATAGTATGGGTGAAACTGAAGAACTTCTATAAGTTGCAACTTGTTCATAAGGTGTTGCTGAAACATCAATCACCGAAAATGTAGAACAATCTAGTCCTTTTCCTTCTGCTACGTCAACCACAATTGCGTACAGGTGATCTTTTACATTATCATCATCACCTTTAATTGGAGGTTTATAAATCTTCACCTTATCGTGTTCCGTGACCGGTTCTTGATATATTAATTGTTGAAGTTTTAGACCAGAAATGAGTGTATTGGAACTTCCCAAAAATTGTGTGTTAAATTCTTGATCAAATTGCCGTTGACTGGTATTCTTAATCGTTTCTTCCATCCATGCTTCATCACGACCAGGAACCTGAGACCAATGAATTTCAAAGGGAACATAATTGTTTCGTTTATTAACGGCATCCATCCAAATCTTATAAAACAGATTCATACCATTAGGAGTAGAAACAATAATAATTTTTGTTTTAGTACCAGCAGTAATCACAGGATAGACTGAGGTAATAAATTCAGAAGCAATATTGGAAGGTACGAAAGCAAACTCATCAAGGAACACAATATTAAACGAACCGGAACGAGAAGCTGCTGAAGATGTAGAGTCAGCAATAATAACTGATCCGTTTTCTAATTCAACACGACCTTTGTTCCATTCAACAACACCTTGTTGCATCCACATTGGCAGATTTTCATAAGCCAATTGAAGTTTACCAAGAATTGACCGAGCAGTATTACCTCGGTTAGCAAGCACAGCAATTGATTGTGAATCTTGAAACAGAATTGTCCAGAGAAGATAGGCTACTGCTGTGGTAGTATTGTGTGTAGGAATTAATGTGTTTCCTGCTAAAAATAAGTGATCTTCATTATCCACTTGCAAACATCTCACAGGAACACTATCAATACTTTCTATTGAATCAAAATATAACCTTTTATTTTTTGGATGATTTTTACATTTTTGTAATATCTTTTTCCTTGGTAAATTAAATACTGAAATTTCGGTAGTAAAATTAACAGAATAATATATTCTTCCATCTACTATTTTATTTAATTTGGTTGATTTTATTCCTAAGGACGATAATAAATATCTAAAATCGTCTATTAGTTTTTCATTTTTTTGATAAAATTCACAACCACCATTTTGTTTTCTGACGGAACCATCCGTGTCCATTAAACCTCTTATTAATTCAATCCTCTGTTCTTTTGAGGAAAATAAGTATTCTTTAGGTATGTGTTTATTTTTTAATATCCCTAATAATCTTAATTTACAAAATAGTCCTTCTATATTATTCAAAGAAACATTTTGATTTCTTTTATCAATATAGGTACTTTTTATATTAAATTTATTTTTATAAAAATTCAAATCATCAACATGGCAAGTAAATCTTCCATCGGATGCACTACCATCACCTAACCAAACACCTAAAGTATATGGGTCAATTTCTAAAAATTTTTCATCAAAATTAATTGATTCTGTAAAATCTATATACGGTCTATTAGAATGTTCAAGAAAAGGTATTATTTCTTTTGTTGTTAATGTTTTATTTTTGGTATTCCAATTTTGTGAATTAACTGTCCACAAGTGTTCTTCATCCGCAATAATTGTATCGCCATTGGAAAAAGTAACCAAATAACATGGTCTATTTTCCATAATTTCTGTTATAAAAGTTACTTTAGTTGGTTTTCCATCAGGTCCATATATGATATCGCCGACAGTAATTTCTTTTAATTTAATAAAACCATTATTTGTTAGTATAGGAGTTTCAATGTCTAAGGCCTTACCAACCTGACGAGGACACTTAGTAATAACAAAACGATTATTGTGGAAAGTACGAATCATGTCCTGTTGAAAATCATACATTTCAAAAGGAACTAAACCTTCATCAAGGGTAATAATTTTAATATATTTGGAAAAATAGATTGGATCACGAGCACACTTGACGTATTCATCAAACTGTTCTTGTGTGTAATTGACTTTAACGCCTACCCGTTTGAGTAGGGGATTATCACGATAACTTGATTTATTTGTGGCCATTATCTTTTAGTAATTTACCTAAGTCAGCAGTAGAACCCACAAAGATTGCTTTATCTATTGTGGTATTTGTTACTTCTTTTTTACCGTTCATATCACGCATTTGTTTTTGCATTGCAATCAATTCTTTATTGGCATCCACCACATTTTTAAGTAGTGTGCCATATACTTCAAAAGCTCTTGGATGTTGTCCTGCTTTTGCTATATTCAAAATTTCTTCCATGGCTTCTTTGCCTTGGTCGATAATACCTTGAAGATTTTCACGGGATTGTTGGTAAGCATCACCTAAATCTTGTTCTAAATCTGGTGCATTATATAGTGGTGTAGATTTAACCACAACAGGTAACTCCTCTTTAATAGTTGGTGTTACATCAAAAATTTCTGCCATATTTTTATCAAAATTATTCATATTAAGTACTTGGATAAGTGTTTGCTATTTTAGGTGTTTCTGTTATGTTGGTGGTATATGTATACAAAGTGTTGGCATTAGCATTGGAAGGATTAGGAGTAATCACAATTTGTGCATAATTCATTGGTTGTAATTGATATGATGTAAACAAATAGTTTGCACTTGTACTCACACCAATAACAGGTTGCGAAGAAACAAAATTACCATTAATGTTGGTAAGTGTTAATAGATTGTTTGACCAAAGAACTACCTTGGCCGTAGCCGTTGCTGATTTAACAGAATACCCTTGATAAACAATTTCACCGTCTTGATATGTTCCAACTCCTGTATTACCCATAGTAAACACAACAGAATCAGCAGCAGTAATATCATTGAGAATATTTGTAATTGATGTTTTAATTAAACCTGCCGTAGAGATTTGGCCAAACACATATCCTTTGACCGTGAAATTTAATGTCCATACAATCATTCTAGGATCAGTATCTCTAGGACCTTCATAAGAAACTTCAGAAGTAACTGAATTTAATACGACAGGTATTTCTTTAACTACACCCATTTCAGGAACTAAATTTAATTTGATTGTGTAGTCTGGTGTAAAATAAGGAAGTATGTGTTCAATTATTTGAGTACCATCTTCAATGTTACGAACATAGATACACAAATCAAAATCAAAGTTATATGGTACTGGATTGTATTGAGAAACAACACCATTGGTTGTTTGAGCAAATGATTTGAAATTAGTATTCTGTTTTCTTGATGCATCGTATGTAAGACCATTCATTTCAAACGACATACGGGGTAAAGTCATTTGAGTTTTTTTATCTAAATTATAATCACCTTGTAAACGCTGAACATACAACTCTTTAGCTGCATAAGCAATTGGAACAATAAATCGTTGTGCTTCTGATTCATCCGGATTATATCGAACTANTGTGATATCATTGAATAAGTTTCCAAATCCAACAACGAGTTTACGAACAATTCGATTATAGGTGGTATTAGCCATTAGATTGTTCCAAATGGATTAATTTCTGAAAAATCCGTAATTGTGTAAGCAGAGTTAGCAATATATTCATTGTCGTATACCTCTTTATTAGCAGGAGTATTCAGCGGATCAAATGAAGCTAAGGAGTAAGTTGCTCCGGATCGTTGGCCAATAATTGATTGGGAGTCAATAAACTCACCGGCAATATTGGACACAGAAAGTGTGTTAGAAGAAGGAATCCAGGATTGTACGATAGCAACAGTAGAAGCATTTGCGTATGTTGAATCTGCTGATTGGTATACGATTTCATTGATGTTGTATGTTCCTGTTCCTGCACCAACATTAAGGTGCAATGTGTAAGCAGAATCGGTAACAACAGAATCAATATCTGCAACACCTGTAGTAATAATCTCTTGTGAGTATTTGAATTTCTCCATTTCCAATTCATAGAAATAAGGAACTTTTCTACCCAACATGAAGAAATCTTTTGTTTGATTAGTAAACTTGATTTCATATAACTCACCGGTGCCATTGAGGAAAGGGATATAAACTAAATCACCTTCTCTTGGTCTTGTAAAAGTATTTTGTGGAACTCTTTCGGTGAATGACCTTTTGGAAAGAACCACTTGAACTGTATTTTTAATCTCAAGTCCAAATTTAGAAAAGAATTCTTTCTCACCACCGTACTCTAATGAGTTACTAAGGTACATTTCAATAGGAAATGCCGATTCAAATCGTTTGACTGGATCTTCACCAAAGAGAAGGTCTCGAGCTGCATCGTTATCGTTGGGTAAGTAATACGCTTCAAATCCTTGAACCTTGATGGATTCTACAATAAGATCCTCAATGACTCTTTGTTCAGGCAAACTTCCGTAATTGTTAAAATAGTGATTTGTTCCCATATACTAATTTAGGAAAAATTCCATTACGCCGCCGTAAGAATTTTCCATTTCTTTTTCTAATCGTTCAATTTCTNCAGCTGCTTCAGCTTGAATTGTTTTACCATCCAAAGTAACTCCACCTGGTAATTGTAGTCCGGCAAATTTTGATAGGTTATTGCCCCAATCTCGTTTAATCAATTGAGTGGCATATTCTTTCAAAAATCTATCGTCCCAAATATAGGTATAAACATCTGGATTGATTGTTGCATAACATTGAACAATTACCGCTTGTCCGACAGGAGCATTATAATCTCCCCAATTCCAGTCAATGAATAACTTNTTCATATGACGGTTGTATCGAATAGGAACTTCACCTGTAAACATNTGTTCCAATGAACGTAAATGTTGTTGAGTTAATGTATAGTTGATATAGGAAGCAGAGGTAAAGTCATATAATTCATTTAACCTCAATTGATACCTAAGGTCAAACATATTAACATTGGATTGTGAATCGGAGATAGGAAATACTTTGGTAGCCCCAACAATCTCCAATGCATTTCCTTTGGCATCTTTAGTATCACTAAAATCAAGGTACTTATTATCAACATCGGTTTGTGTTAATAAATGTATATAATAGACCTGTTGTGTACCATCAAAATGGTAATCCGTAAAGTATTGAAGCGCATCATTAATACGATCCTCGACCTGGTCATCGTCCACGTTAATTTCGATAACGGGGAAACCTAGTCGGCGCAGGCAATAAGTTTTAAAATCTGCTCGGTTTGTGATTGATGCCATCGAATATCTCCTATATTGGAGTATTTATACCTTGTCCTGTCCGAGTTAACCATAAAAAATACCACCTGAGGTGGTATCCTTAATAACTTGGCAATTCTATTACATGGCTGGTGGAATAGTACCGGCTTGTTGTAGTGCTTGTACTTGTGGTTCAGCTTGAGCACGTACCTTGGCAATCATCGGTGCAATTTGATCGTATGGTAAACGACCTAGTGCCTGTAAAACTACATTAACTTCATCTAAATGGAGTTCAAATGTCAACAATGGTTGTGGCTGTTGTGCTGGTACTACTGGTTGTGTTGTATCTGCCATGATTGTTTCCTTATAGTGTATTCACGGTTGTTAAAAATATTATTTAACTTTTTTGGATTTAGGTAGAGCTCTACGTTCAGCACGATTCAATGGTACTGGTTTAGGTTGTAATTGTGCTTCACCCAATTTTCTCATTTTGTCCAATAAAGGAGCAATTTGGTCATATGGTAATTGTCCCAATGCTTGTAATACCACATTGGTTTCTTCTAGTGTTAGGTTTAATGTAATCATTTTTTCTCCATGTTTAGATAGTTACTTTATCAGTATATTATATATATCAGCATTTGTCAAGCGGTTTTAAAACAAGTTTGGTATATTTAAACCGTTGTATTTACTGATGGTACTTCTGGTACTTCTGGTACTTCTGGTACTACCGGTGTTTCAACAGGGGCTGGTACTGAAGCATTATACGCTTCTCTAGCCGCAGTGATACCGTTATCCGATGTTTTGGTATCATACTGTTTTTTATATGATTCGGCAGCTTTGTTCATTACAAAATCGATATATTCTTCATTGCTATCAATGGTACCTGTAGGTACTACATAATCGTCCGAGATTTCAATTTCATATGTTACTGTTGTCATTTTTATTTCTTTTTGTTTATTAATGTATTTATAAGGATGTTGGTGCTATTTACGGTACTGGAACATAGTCCTCTGGCATTGGCTCTGGTGCTGGCTGATATACAGTTCCAATAACATCAATGTTCTGATAGTTAGGAGTAGGGTCAGTAGTAGGGTCAGGTTCAGGATCGCTCCAAGGCAACGGAGGGTTTATTACTGCTGGGGTATATTGCGCTGTAATCCAAGCTGTAATCTTATCGGTGTATTCCTCAAACATCCATGCTGGTGTATATTCTTGTACCCATCCCATGACTTGCTCTAGAGTGAGTTGGGCATAAGGTGTAGCAGACTGTGGGTCGCTTGTAGGAACATCGGTAGAGCCTTGCATCGCTGTTGAGAACTTCTCGTCTGCGCCTAAATAGTTCCAATAAACCCTAAAAACATACAAGGGTACGCTGTCCTTAATGGGGTAGGCTTCCATGCCTGTGATTGTGGTGGTGAATTCGATTGTCATTATTTATCCTTTATTCTCATAAATTGCAATGGGTCATCCATAATTGATTTGTTTAATGCTTTCAATGCTTCTATTTCAGTCGCTTGATGGCGTAGCATATCGGCAACGGTTTCCATATCGAGTGTGCAACAATCTTCTGTTTCTAACTTATCGGCTAGTTCATTTGCTTTTGTAGAACTACACTTTTGGTTTACTTTTTCAGTTGTTTTTAAACTTTCATGTGCATATGTGTACCCTAAAGCTATGGCATCTGCTTCAGTCATTGCAACTTTATTCCCGTATTTGTCGTGTAGTATCATAATTTTATTATCCCTTAAATTAACCCACATACCATGTATTGCTTGCGCCTACATAGACTGGTACTGGTACAGCACCACCGCCTGTAACTGCTACCCCAAAAGAAGGTGCTAAAGCATCTGTTACAAAAGCCCTTGCGCCTACTCCGCTTGTTGATGCAGAAGGTAGTGTAGCTACTGTGTAGTTGGTAGATTTAGTAACGCCATAAGTCTGAGTTAACGTTGTAGAGCTATTACCAATAACAGTAGTGTTTGAGCCTAGTCCGACTGCTTGATAGCCAATCACCATCTCGTTGGTGTTGTTGTTGGCAGAGCCTACAGTTTGATAGCCTAAGTAGGTGTTGTTTGAGCCTGTGGTGTTTGCGTTAGCTGATGAGTTGCCTGTTCCAGCTTGAACTCCAAATGCAAGGTTTCTAGCCCCAGTAGAGTTATTGTATAAAGCTGTTGCACCATAAGCCGAATTATTTGCGCCAGTATTTAATTGTAAAGACTGTGAACCAAACGCAGAATTTCCGCTTGAAGTAGAGTTTGTAAATAAAGACAGGTATCCAGAAGATGTGTTGTTTAATCCAGTAGTTGTACCGTATCCAGACTGCATCCCATAAAAGGTATTGTATGTTCCTGTGCTATTGCTATATCCAGATTGATACCCAGCGAAAGTTAAACTATTGCCTGTGCTATTACTATACCCAGCTTGATAGCCCACCGCCACATTCAAAGTTCCTGAAGCTAGTGTCGCTACTGGGACTGTAAATCCTGAACCTGTACCACCAATAGATGCGGCTGGGGCTGTCAATACTGTCGTAGTGTCTTTAAATCCTACACCATTAGAGGTTAGTGTGACTGAGGTTACTGCACCGCCACTTACTACGATTGTTGCAGTTGGATAAGTAACAGCAGTAGAACCACTACTGAGTGTCATTACAACACCAGTATAAGTGCCGTTAGTGTAGCCAGTACCACCTGTGATTGTGCCAAGTGTTGCTACATTGGTGGTGTTGGATTGGAGTGCGTTTGTTCCGATTGCGGTAAGGCTTGGAGATGTTGTATTTACAGAAAGTGCATTAGCCCCAACTGCTAAAGAGCCACTATTTTGATTCCATTGAAGCGCACTATTTCCAATAGCAACAGTATTGCTTATTGCAGCTCCATACTGGGAAGCCCCTTGCCCCATTGCTATATTAGCTGTTCCACTTATATTATTTGATAAAGTAGCATAGCCAATGGATACATTAAATTTTCCAGAGGTGCTTAATTGCTGAGAAGCAGAACCAATAGCAGTATTGTAACCTTGTGTATTTGTAGAAACTAAAGCATTTTGACCCACAGCCGTATTACTACCTACAGCACCACCACCTAGACCTACTGTTACTCCGTTAATAGAAGCATCGGAGTTAGTTGTTACTACTCCTGAGAAGTAGGCGTTTTTGATTCTTTGTGATGTTGCGCCTAAATCAGATACTGCATCATTATCAGGATTTAAAGTGCCATTGGTTCCTAAATCCCATCTTCCTGCAGCATTTCCTACTCCATTGGGCCAAAAGTTTACAGAAGAACCACCAATATCTATTGCCCTTAATGTACCCGTTCCTGCCTTAATTGCATTGATAGCAAGTCTGTTTGAATATGTTCCTGCCCATGTGATACTTAACGCTTCGTAATTTGAGCTGTCGGTATAGGTGTTGTAAAGTCTAAATGTCTGTGCGTTAGTAGAGTTGCGTTGGGCTAGTGTGTTGGCGGCATCTCTTGAAAGCAATAAATCTGGAGTTGAACCAGCGGAAGCAGAAGAAGAAAAAGCATAGGACATACCACTTGCTATTTCTAATTTATCCGTAAAATATCCAAAACTAGCAAC